CCACCCCAGCGACAAAGCATAGTCACACAGCGCGCGGTATCGATCAGCAAGGAAGCCTAGCCGTGTGTAGAAGAACTTAACGTGGCCCGTGCCCATTTTATACTGCGAATGCACAGATAGGTCCTCTGTAGCGCGCCGGTCATGGAAAGCCCGCACTAAACTGAAAACCCTAGGCATCTCATGTATCTCTGCCATCAAATGCTTTGGATGCAGTTCGCACGGCGGAACTAGGTTTATTCGTGTCATATATTGCCCCTTATTAACCTTGCAAAATAATACATCGCCTAAGCAACAGGCGCCTGTGCCTCTCTATTATACATAAACACGGCCTTTTCAGTGTTGCGAAATACCCCCGCCACACCTGGCGACCCCTCCCTTACAACTTCAAGCATTCCCTCTTCGACAAGTGTTTGTGCTCGGCGTATCATTTGTTTGTATATAGCCGTTTGTGGTATGGAGTCTGAAGTGCTGATGCACTCTGCCGCCACGCCGCTGATTGTGAAGGCGCGGCGATTGTATGTTTTTAGTGTCCTATTCATGCTGGTGATGAATCGGTTGTACTTAGACATCTTAACAGGTGGACGGTTAAGAGCCTTTAAGTCGTGCTGCGTTAGTATCATGCTGGCCTATCTCCTTATCAGAGGTTATGTAGTAGATCATTATACTTAGAATGCGTATGACTTGTTTGACTGTTTTCCATGGAAGCGTTAGCCTTCTATATACACACCATATTGGGTGTGCAGGTGTTGGTCTATTTCTTGCAGGGCGGCGACCAATGACGAGTGTATAAGTTGCGTTGCCTCGCGCTCGGTGGTGTTAATATGCGTGTCATTGGTGTCGTAGCGCGGATTTAACAACGCCATTGGTACGTGGGTCTTTATAAGCTTTTCGGCGAACGTCGTGAGAGGGCAGCAAGATATCCTTTGCACCTCGCTTAAAAACGTGTCCGCGTCAGCACCATCAAAGTCTAAATCATCTAAGGCGACGCGGCAGGCTAAAAGGTATATGGAGGTATAAGTGTAGGTGTAGCGAATGGTGTGGTTTAGTTCTGGACGGCTGTTGCGCATAACGTTAATCCTTATGAGATGGATGATTAAGTAGGAGCATCCTAATATGGGTAAAGTACGATGTACACTTAATATGGGCATAAAAACTCTTTAAATTAACAATAAATGCACATTATTTAAAGTCCGAAAAAGTTATGAACTTGTTCACCTGTTATGAACCTTCGTAAGCTATTGAAATGATTAGATAAAGTTAAGAAAAGTTCATAAGTTCATAACTTCTTTAGATTCTTTAGAAAGAAATATACAGTACTAGAGAAGTATTGTACGTCTAATGGACTCTAAGAAGTTATGAACTTATGAACCCAATTTAAAAAGCCCTTACATATCAATAGGTTAGAGGGTTCGACTGAAATGATTAAGTTCATAACTTTTTCGGACTTTAAATAATGTGCATTTAATATGAGTTTAAAGCCTTAAAACGTTTAAAGTATATGGCTTAATATGGGCATAAAAGCCTAAAGTATATGGTTTAAAGGCCTTAATTAGTGTACTTCTACCCTAATTAGCCTTATAATGGTACCATCAAATCAACAACTTAAAGAGATAACGATCATGGATAAGTTAAGAAACAATGTGGCACTAGAAATAAAAGAGTTAGCAGCGCTTAAATTGGCTCCTGCGAGTCTTGCGGCTAAAATTCTAAATGGGGCATTTGATGCTGATATTGAAGAATCTAAGTATGCTAGCATCTCAGACATAGCAGAAATGATCATCGATATAAACAAAATACGTAAATAGCGCTATGTCAAGTTTAAGCGAGCAGGTTAAGGCGATTGTCAAGAAAGAGACTAAGTCAGGGTCAATCGCCACCTCTTTTGCCACAGCTGAAGAGTTGGCCGAGCACATATCCGCCTATGGGTATGACATCATTGACGTAGATACCAACAGAGGATTGGGCACATTTGGCGTGCGCTTTAAAGCGCGTGGGCGCTTCATGTATATAAATCAGTGGGGTTGGGTAAGTTCCGCGTAAATAAATGCATAATTAGTGTACTTCTACCCTAATTAGACTTATAATGCTCTTACACTCTAAAACATACATACCTACGGAGATACATCATGACACCAGTACCTGCCCAAAGCATCAACACTCTAGGATACGCAAACAAAAGCGGATATAGCGACATCACTCCACATGAGATAATAAAAGTGGTTAGCGACAAAACAATGGAAGTCCGCGAGATGAACGCCGATCGCGACCCAACATGGGAAGGAGTCTTCCACGTGGGCGGGTTCAGCGCAAATTGCTCTAATCAAAACGAGCAGCGCTGGTTCATCACTAGCACCCCTACTAATCACGTGTTCCGCATCCGCCGTGGCAAAGGTGGATGGAAAGACGCGCATGGGAACAAGTTCTCTCTCAGCGATAAGCCCCGTAGGTTTTACGACTATAATTTCTAGTAAACTCTGGAAAACGGCCGTGTACTCTCCTATGCTGGGAGAGTACTATGTTCCACCATTTTCAACAGGAGAACGACATGAGAATAGGCAGCATTAAAAATCCAACGTTAGAACAGTACGAGCACATCATAGGTAATTATCCTGTGCTAGACGCTACTGGTGACAACACGGATGCATATTATGTTATTCCAGGCGATTGTATTGAAGACCTTGAAAAACAATACCCTAGTATCAAGGTGGTAATGCACAGCCACGCGTGGTAATAACTTTGGAAAACGGCACTGTACTCTCCTATGATGGGAGAGTACTATGGACCACCTCGCGAATAAAGAGGATAATAGTAATCACATGGAGGAATCCCCTATGATGGACTAATAGACTTCTATATAACATACAACATATGGCGACACCAAACTGTTACCTACGCTCACGGATGCAGGCTACTTAGTAGTAGAAGATCGAGCCTTCAAACCCACTTAATTGTGGGTTTGTCGTTGAGGAGACACAGACATTCTCCCATCGATACATCTCCCTTGTGTGTTCACCTCTTGCTGCCTGCCGGTGGCAAGGGGTTCTTTTATTCCCTTCTTGTGTACATATAGTCCAAACCATGGGTATAATCCAGGTTATGGAATCAGCCGAAGATCAAGTCACCAAGCTTTGTAAAGAGCTCAATATCCCAGAACCGATTCAATTCCTCACAAACATGATGGGAGGAATTGATCCGCGGCGAGTCTCAATAGTATACTTAAAAATACAAGCGCTAGAAGAAGAGTATGGCAATGAACCTCCAGATGCGTGGGACTGGATGGATTTAGTTGAATTGATCAAACAAGAGTATCGCGGTTCTATTATAGAAATAGGTAAAAGCCAGGATGCTGCTAAACAACTATTAGAGTATATGCATCCTAAGCGCAAAGCAATGGACATTGTCACCACACATAAGACAATAACCGATATACCTTTATCCAAAAACGAAGTTAAGCGCATACGCAAACAATTCGACTTGGATTATTAAGCATGCAAACCAGCGTAACTCCTAGTCAACACGCGGCCTTAAAATACATCTTCGAGCACAACCATCTCCTGTTTTTCAGATACTTCTTTAAACAGCGTGAAGGTATTAAATTAATATGCAATGCTCATCACGAGGTAATCACCGACACTCTAGATAGAGTTATATTGGGTGAAATAAAACGCCTCATTATTAACGTTCCTCCTGGATATACTAAAACAGAGTTAGCCGTTATAGGATTCATGGCTAGAGGTCTTGCTATTAATAAGAAGGCTAAATTCATGCATCTTAGCTATTCAGACGACCTAGCGTTGCTGAATTCACAGATGGCCAGGGACATAGTGGAGTCAGATGAATTCCAAGAGTATTGGCCGATGGATATTCGAATCGACACCTCTGCTAAAAAAAGGTGGTTTACTAAAGCCGGCGGCGGTGTGTATGCTACATCGTCAGGTGGTCCTGTTACAGGGTTTCGAGCAGGCCGAATGGAAAAAGGATTCACAGGCGCGATGATCATCGACGATCCTATCAAACCAGAAGACGCATTGTCTGAAGCGGCGCGTGGACGTATTAACCGAAGATTTAATAGCACTTTCAAATCACGTCTTGCCAAGGAATCAGAAACCCCTATAATTCTTATTATGCAGCGCGTGCACGAAGATGATCCTTCTGGGTTCCTACTAAAAGGCGGTACAGGTGAAATGTGGCATCATCTGCTTTTGCCCACGCCAATACCTGAAGGCCCGGTAAAATCTTGGTACCCAAAAGACTACACTCACGGCATACCTATTGAATACGAGTTATCGGCTGGGCCTTTGTGGGAGTATAAGCACAACGCCGAAGAGCTTACGCGCATGTACAAAGTAGACCCGTATACTGCTAACTCTCAGTACGGCAATCGTCCAGCGCCTATCGGCGGCGGTATGTTCAAAAGTAAATGGTGGAAGTACTGGGATATTCTGCCGATGGACATCTCTAAGAAAGTTATATACGCCGACACCGCATCTAAGACTAAAGAGCACAACGACTTCTCCGTGTTTCAATGCTGGGGATGGAGTCCGACTCGAGGCATATTTCTTATTGATCAGATACGAGATAAGTGGGAAGCACCAGAGCTAGAAAAAGCTGCTATTGATTTTTGGAACAAGCACAGGTTTTCTGCCAAAGGCCGAGACCCAAATTTTGTGCCTGTGCAAATGATGAAGGTGGAGGATAAGTCCAGTGGTATAGGCCTTATACAGTCCATAAGAAATGGTACTAATATACCTATAATGGGAATACAACGGAACAAAGATAAAGTAGAAAGAGCCTTCAGTACTATTCCACACATAGCGGCTGGGCACGTACACCTTCCATTAGAAACCCCGTGGATAAGCGCGTACAAAGATGAATTCAGCAAGTTCACGCCACTAATGACGCACAAGCACGACGACCAGATTGACCCCACAATGGATGCAATCGAGGACCTTCTTATCTTCGATACGTTCGGTATTAACAACGACTCAATGTCCTAAATAAGGAATGCAGCTATGGCCGATGTACAAGTAAAAACCTACGGGGTAAACGATCCAAATGATCCGTTCATAAAAGACGGGCTAGAAAACTTTACCGCTAATTTAGGCACGGAGATGGATAAGCGGAATCATAGCAATTTCGTTAATAATAAACATCTATCGAGGGGCAGCGCTCCCGTTGAACTTAACGCGATGTACCGAACAGACTGGATGTCGGGTAAGGTCGTGGACATAGTACCTAACGACATGACTCGTGAGTGGCGATCCTTTATTTCTGAGGACTTAGAAACGGAAGATAGAGAGCGGCTTGAAAAAGAAGAGCGGCGCTTAGGCTTAGTGCATAATTGGAACTTAGCACATAAGTGGGCGCGACTATATGGCACGGCCTTTATAGTAATGTCTATCGACGACGGAAAAGACCCTAAAGAACCGGTGGATATTGAGTCTTTAAAAGAGGGGTGTCTTAAGCATATTAAGGTACTTGACAGGCACCGTATTCAACGCGGATATGAGGTAGAGCTAAATCCTCTTAACGCCAACTTCGGAATGCCTCTTACGTACCGCTTAAACGAAACAACTATCGCGATACATCACTCACGCGTGATACGTTTTGATGCGGTGCAAATACCTTTTGAAGAGTTTAGACGCAACAACTACTGGTCAGACTCTGTGCTAGATCGACTGTATGAATCGATCACTAACTTTAACACCGCTGCAGATTCTGCCGCTGGCATGATATATGAATCGAATGTAGACATAATCAAAATTAAAGGCCTCATGCAGTATTTATCTACGCCTGAGCAAGAGAAGTTACTGCGTAAGCGCTTCTCTTTAGCTGGAACGTTGAAAAGCAATAACAATATGCTGTTGCTAGATTCTGACGAAGCTTTTGAATCTAAGAATAACACCTTCTCGGGTTTGCCGGACCTTATAGCTAAGTACCTGGAGATACTTGCGGCCGCTTCAGATATACCGGCCACACGCTTGTTAGGGGCTTCTCCTACCGGGCTAAACGCCACAGGCGAAGGTGATCTAAAGAACTACTATGACAAAATTTCTTCAGATCAAAATTTCGAATACCGCCCAAAGCTAGATGTGTTCGATAAAATACTGGCTAAAAGCGTGGGCATAAAAGACGACTACAGCATTTTAGAGTACGAGTTTAATTCCCTATTCCAGATGTCTCCTGCTGAACAAGCAACAATCGATTACAACAACGCTCAGCGCGATCAAACGTATTTGGACCAAGGAGTGCTGCTGCCAAGCATGGTAGCCGAGCAACTAAACCAAGCTGGCACTTACACTAGCATCACAACAGAGCATATCAAACAGCTGCAAGAGGAAGAAAAAGATGCAGATAATTCCAACGCCTTTACCAACATTGGCGAACTTGAATCCGTTGAAGAAACAGAAAACGAAGAAGATGAGGGAGGTGAAGACATCTAGGCAAGTCGAAGCTAAGTATAGGGCGGCGCTGCGCAATCTCGCTAAGTCGCTATCGGCTAACACTTCGCGGCTAATTTATCCGGTGTTGCATTCATACGCAAGCGAGTACACGAATGACAGCTACGCGTCAGCGCTACAAATGTCACTAGCACAGTTAAACTCACTGTACGCCGACATCGGTAGAGAGGCATTAACGGTATCCAACAGCTTTGTCATGGGCTCTAACACCGTCAATAAGCGCAAGTTTTATAAAGCTCTTGAGAGTGCGGTCGGCGTCGATCTTAAATCTGTGATAAGCGGCGAAAACTTAGAAGACATATTGGTTGCTAAGACCCAAGAAAACGTGGCGCTTATACGCTCAATGCCAGACGAATTTCTCAAAAAGATTGAGACTATAGTATATGAAGGCACGACGCAAGGTTCAAAACCTACGTCTATGATTCAGCAAATTAGAAAAGCCGGAAAGACTACTGAGTCTAGAGCGAAACTTATTGCTAGAGACCAGTCGTCAAAAATAAATTCGGCGCTAAATCAACAAAGACAGCAAAACCTAGGCGTGGAAGAGTATATTTGGAAGACCGCCGATGACGATAGAGTGCGGCCGGACCATGCTTCCAAGAATGGTAAAACCTTTAGGTGGGATAAACCTCCAAAAGATACCGGCCACCCAGGAGAAGACATACAATGCCGGTGTATTGCTCAAGCAATCATTAAAATATAAGTGTACAAAAGCCAACCATTGGTTTAATATTTCAACCAATGGTCTACGGTTTTAATTTATACCCAGTGAGAAAATATCATGAAATTCACCGATCTCATCTCAACACCGTTGGTTGGTTCTAGGACCTACACCGACGAGGGTTTCTTGGTAGTCCCAGCGGCTATTTCTAGATCAGGCATTCAAGTATACATGGCCTTAGAGCTAGGCTTGCAAGACCGAGACCCTGAAGAAACCGTCAACGTCTACCGTCCTGAGGACGAAGTATTCCATCCTGACTCTCTAAAATCATTTGCGAACAAGGTCGTCACCAATGACCATCCTGCTTCATTGGTAGACTCATCAAACGCCAAAGAATTATCCGTCGGCCATTCAGGGCCAGAAGTAATACGTGACGGAATATACGCCAAAACAATCCTACACATAGTCGATGCGAAAGCAATAAAAGACATTGAGTCAGGCAAAGTAGAATTATCCAATGGTTATACATCAGATATAACGTTGGAGCAAGGAGTTACGCCAGAAGGTATGAAGTATGATGCCATCCAGCGAAACATCAAGGGCAATCATATTGCTCTAGTAGAAAAAGGGCGCTGCGGCGTTGCTTGTAAATTGTCCGATAATTCACCTACAGCTGAGGAAAACCCCATGGCTAAGATAACGATAGACGGTGTGGACTTCGACGTATCTGATCAAGCTGCGCAAGCAGTAAAAAAACTGCAGAACAGCTTGAGAGATACGGAAGAAGAAGTCAAGAAGCAAGAAGAAGAAGCAAAGAAGAAAGAAGACGAGATGGAAGCCGAAAAGAAAGAAGACGAAGCAAAAATGGAGAAAGACCATAAGGCGGCTGTTGATACTCTTCAAGCAAAACTGGACGACGCAACTACTAAGGCTCCAACGCCGGCGCAGCTTGACGTTCTCGTTGAAAACCGCATTGCCACACGCGACGCGGCTATCAAAATTGATCCTAGCTACAAGTGGGAAAACAAAGACTGCGAAACTATCCGCAAGGAAATCGTAGCCATTGCCTGCCCAACTGTAACCGTGGACAGCGTCTCACCCGAGTATATTCGCGCCCGCTTTGATGCACTAACCACATCAACAGGCACTAACCAACTGGACACTGCGCTCCGTCATCAAGCTAAGCACACCCCGCTAGAAGACGGCGAAATTGTAGATGCTCGTACAGCATTTTCGGCTAAGACGCGCGACGCCTGGAAAGGAGGCAAAGTATAATGTCAGCACAAACTTCATACGATCGCAGCATCCAAAGAGCAGTTGCGGGTTTAATTTACGCGCTGTTCCCTTCTAGTATTCTTTCTCGTGCTATCGAGACGGTTGCCGGTGCCGGGTTCGGTATCGCGGTTAGTCGCGGCACTGATAAAGACACCCAGGCCGTCATTGGTGGCACTGATTTACTGGGCATCACTGTCCGAGTATTGGATATGGAAGGGGCCGCAAACACCGGCGCTCTTAAATATTCAGAAACTGATACCGCCGCCATTATGAATGACGGTTATATATGGGCGGTATGTCCAACGGGTTGCACACCAGGCGATCTTGTAAATTACGTTGCTGCTACTGGTGTCTTAGACTCTGGCGCTGCTGCTGGCGCGGGCGAGCGACTAATCAATGGTGCATATTGGGATAGTACAGCTGCCGCAGGCGGTTTGGCGGTACTTCGCATTGTGTCAACAGCAACCACAGTCGGAGCATAAGGAAAACTGATATGCGAATTATTACGAAAGACGGCAGAACTGTAATGTTGGATAATGCACTTGCCATTGCGGTAAATGATGCCTTGTTCGACGCTGACGGCGCGGTGTTCTTCCAGCGAGAGCTTGAATACATCAAAGCCCGTAGCTATGACGTTCAGTACGCTGAACTGAAAGCTAGAATGCTGTTTCCTGTTTCTAACGAAGCAGGTCCTGGCATTAACTCTATCACGTACCGTACTTACGACCAAGTTGGTGCGGCAAAAATCATCCAAGCGTACGCGGACGACCTTCCACGTGCTGACATCGCGGGTAAAGAAACAACTATCCCTGTGCGCTCAGTAGGTATTTCGTACGGCTACAGCCTAGATGAAATTCAAGCATCGCAACTTACGGGTGTGGGTCTAGACCAACGCCGTGCAAACGCCTCTCGCCGTGCTGTTGAGCAAGTGCTTAACGACATTGCGTTCTTCGGTAATGCGGCAAGTGGCCTACCTGGTTTCTTTAACAACGCAAATATACCTTCTGGCAACGTTGTCAACCCAGGCGGTGGTACTGCGTGGGTCAATAAGACTCCAGATCAAATTTTGTTTGACGTTAATGACGCGTTTGCGGATGTTTTCGAACTAACAAAAATGGT